TCTTCAAAGTCTTCGAGGTCGCCAATGGTGAGAACGTCAGGGTCAATGCGAAGAGAGATAGTCTCAGGGGTGCTCATTCTGGAAATGCCTCCGACATCATGTGTTCGATCTTGTCCATGTATTCGCGAATCAGGACCGGGCCCTTTTCGCGAATCGAGGGGTGCAGGAAGTAGCCCGGTCCGCCGTCCCACCCGTTGAACTGGTTTCCTCGCCAGGGCTTGAAGCCTCGGGCGACAACGCCATTACGGGTGAGCTTCTTAGCGCCGAATTCGGCACCCAGGGCGTACGGCTTACGGGCCGAACCGAGACGTACAGCCGCATAGTTCTGTGTCTTCGTCGCGCGAAGAGAATTGGCCGCGGCTCTCTGCTGTCGAGAAAGGCCGTTAGCCTTCTCTTTCGCGGCCTGAGTCAGCTTGTCGGCAACGTCAAAGTTCGCCTGCTTAACCTCTTGCTTCATGCCGTCAGCACCAGCACGCGCAAGAGCGCGGGTGAACTGGGCTAGACCCTCGACATTCGCATAAATGCCTTCAGTGGGCATAGCCCAGCCCTCCCAATACTAGTTTCAGCCCTTACTGAAGAGCCTTGTAAGTGATCGTCACGGGGGACGCGGTACCGTCCGTCAGCGCGATACCGGCAAGGTCCTGAGAGACAACGTCCATGCCGCCCACGGACACCGGGCCTTCGTCGAAGCGAGCGAAGGGCATCTGAACCTTGAACTGAGTGTTGTCCGGCCCATCCCAAAGAACCGTGATGTCAGCGACAGCACCACTCGCGATAGCGGACGCGACACGGTTGATCTGAGTCGTGCCGCCGAACTCACCCTTAATCGACCACTCGTACTTTCGAAGGTCAGACTCCAGCGGCTCGGACTTCATACCGGTGTTCCGAATGAAGTACCGGTCATCCTTCAGGCCGCTATTCGCCTTCAGAGAGAAGTCACTGATCTGGAAGGCAGAACCCCCGACAGTGACCGTTCCACCAGCGAAGCTAAAGAGCTTCGTGCTCGCCACATAAGTCGGTGTAGCGGTCGCATAGGCCCCGGTGCCGGCCCCGATGGTCTCCTTAGCGAAATCGCACGTCACAGAGAGCTTCAGAAGCTCGTCAACGGCGTTCGTAAGCTCCCATTCCTTGACCTTGCCACCCTGGTAAGTGAACGGGGTAAGGGTTCCGGTGTTGTCCACTCGGCCCACCTGGGCCGTAAAGCTCTTACCGTTCAGGTCGCCGAGAGTCGCCGTGTACGTGGTGAATCCACCCGAGGGGGCACCAGCCGCAACGCCGCCGAGCATGTGCTTAAGCCAGAAGTCGAAGCCCGAGGACAGAACTTCCATCTTTACGTCACCCTCGGCCCCCTTCGGATTGACCGCGAATCGGTCGCTTCGAAGAACGCGAGTAGACGCGCGGATTCCCTCGGAATCAATCCGCTCGTACTTGCCTTCAATGCCTTCATCGGTGAACTCGAAGAACTTAGTCGGGGCAACGGCAGTGCCGTAAACCGTCTCGTCGACAACACCTATGTACTGATCAAAGATCGTGGCCATTACTTAGCCGTCTCCTTCTTCGCCTTGATTTCCTGCCACCCCTGGCGAAGAAGCGCCTGGGCGATATCGTCGGCGACCTCGATAGGGTCGCCCTTCACGGCGGTAAGACCCAGCGAGGGAACCTCTACCGCCGCGTAAGGCCCGTCATAAGCAACGGTCTTCACTAAAGCCTCGCCTTCACACGAACAACCGCCTCGAACTGGCCTTCATAGACCTGATCGGACGGGAAGCTTTGAAGCTTCTTAGGGACAAAGTCCGTCACGACGACGGACGGAATACCGAGATTGGGAGTCGCCTTCACGCCGTCCTCGATGCCAGCGGCCATGCGCTGAAGCTCGGTCTCGACCTCTTCCGAGGTCGCTCCGGATATCTGCGCATTCACAATCACGCTGATCTCGAAGGACTCTTCACGGCTCCGGTTGGTCACCCATTGCGAATCGGGCCACATCACCTCACCCACGAACACCCAACGGCGTTCGGGGTTCCTGGTGGGGTAGCCCCAGGTGACTTGATAGCCAGCAAGGGCCGGAAGAGCCTTGATCATGTCCCGTAGGGCGGCCTTCGCGGCGAAAGCGTTCGTACTCACCGCGCGGCCCCCAACACGTCATAGAAAATCCGGTACTTGTACCGGGTAAGGGCGGCGTCGACTTCCGGAAGCCCGGTCTCGAAACCGTTCCGTCCGGCCGTGGCCAGAGTGAAGTTCCCGCCCTCGGCAGCAACGAAGGCCGTAGCGCGGTCCGGGATGCCGGACCGTTCGGCAGTCAGGAGAGAGCGAAGCCGCAGAAGACCGGCCCGCTTCACGTCCTCGGGGACCTGGGGGAAGCCGTAGGTGAAGGTGACCGTGTACCGGTCGCCGTCCGCCAGGACGTACGGGGCCCGTACGAAGCCCGAAGGGTCAACGGCCCAACCCGCCATGTCGACGGGCCCAGAGGGGCCTTCAACGGCCACCAGGGCGGACACATCGAAGTAACCCAGGAACAGGCTCGACGTGTCGTCGGCCTCGACCTCGACGCGTGCCGTACGCGGCACGAACGACCGACCCGTGATCCGCTCAAACTCGTCTTCAACTACCTCGCGGTAGTGCTTCACTTCGGCCGTGGGGAACCGCGTCACGTCCGCTAGGTCCATGTCGGACCCGCGGGCTTCGGGGATGGTGAACAGGAACCCGCCGACCACCTCGAACCGATCGCGGTCCGTGGCCAAAATGCCGGCCTGCCAAGAGACCGTGTAAACGCCCTCCGACTGTGCCGGAAGGGTGGCCGACCACACGTCACCCGAGCTGGTCGCCGAACCCGTGTAAACGGTCGCCCCGAGGGCATCCCGCACGGTCACAGTCACGGCAGGGACGACCATGGGCGACTCGTCGTCAAGGAAGGTATGCCGCAAGATCACGGCCCTACCGCTTAGAAACCGCACAACGCCCCCTTACGCGGCCTTTCGCGGCCTACCAGGGCCGCGCTTCTCAGGGGCCGCAGATACGGCCGTCTCGCGAGTCTCAGAGGCTTTGCCGGCCACGATCTCAGCGCGCTTATCGTTCAGAAGCGACATAGCCAGTCCCGAAGGAAGCTCGACCACATCGCCAACAGTCGGGAACGGCTCTCCATCGAGAAGACCGGTCCCGTTCTCAAGAATTCGAACCTTCATGAACACCCCTCAAGACAGGACCGGCCCGGCCCCCGAAGGGGCCGAGCCGAGGACCATTACGCGGTAACGGTCAGAGCCTTGACGGAAGCCAGGTCGAACAGGTCGCCCGAACCCCTCCACGTCACCTTGAAGGCGACAACGTCACGGTCATAGCCGTACTCGTCCGACCGGACAACACGCAGGTTCTTAACCTGGCGAATCAGGTACTTCGAGGGGTCGCCGTAGACGAGAACCTTCGCACCGGCACCAGAGGTGACAATGTTCGGGTCCGTCAGAATCGCGGTGCCGAGAATGGTGTCCGGCGCACCGGCCTGAAGCGAAGGCTGCCAGATGTAGTTACCGGTCGTGTCCTTCAGCTTTCGGAGCGACTGAACCGCAGAATCCGAGGTCATGAAGACCGCGTTCTTTCGGTACGGCCGAAGAATCGAGTGCTGAAGATCGATCAGGTTGTCAGTGGAGACACCGGCCAGGTTCGCAGCGTTGACCGCACCCGTAGAACGGGTGATCCAGCCCCACGGCTTACCGGTGCCGCTACCGACCATGAGATCGGACATGACCTTATCGGCGACAGCCTCGCCCGCGTCCTGGGCGAGAATGCCGAGAATGTCCAGCTGCGAGTCATCGATAATCTCGTTCGTCGCCTCGACAATCACGCCGTACTTATAGGCGCCGACGTTGGTCTTCGACCAGCTCTCGTCACTCTTGCCGTACGCGGTGTTCTCGGAAACCTGCGCAGCGGTCGGGCGGCCGTTCTTGACCGGCCACTCCATCGTTTCGCCGGACCCCGTAGTCAGGAGTCGAGCCTTCGAGAAGAAGTCGGACCGAACGCGCATGGCCTCGATAACCTGCGCCGTAAAGGTGGTCGCGTAGGTGTTACCGGCATTCGCGGCAGTGCCGGAAGTCGCGGTTCGAAGGTCGAAGTCGACGCCCGCAACCTCACCGCGGGCAAGGGCGCGAAGCTCGGAAGCCTCGTCACGCTCACCGGAACGGCCCTCGGGGGCACCAGGCAGGACCAGGCCGCCCGCGCGCTCTGCCAGGGAACGAACCTCGGCCTCACGCTCACCGCGCTCGACCGCGTCTCGGGCCTCGGACTCAAGCCGAGTTACGTCACGGTCGATACGCTCGACACGCTCGCGCTTCTCAGCGTCGGAAAGGCCGCTGTCGGCCTCGACGGAACGAAGCTCGGTAACCAGCTTCATGCGCTCTTCGAGCGCGGCATTCGCCAGTGCAGCGAAATCCATAGTTATTCCCAATACTAGTTTCGGGGCAAAAAAAGAGAGCGACTCAGGGCCGCGAGAGCTGCCACCGGATCGGTAGGCAGGTCGTACCGGGGAAGGACAGTCCGCGCTTCACTTAGCGCCGGAGCCTCGACCTCACCTCGGATAGCGGCCCGGATCGCATCCGGCGAATCCAGCCGCCCAACAGGAATGCCGCGCTGTTCCGCAAGGGAGGCAAGAGCACGGGAGCCGACACCAGAAGTGGAATCGGTGTATGCCGGATAGGTAACCGGCGAAACGTCGAACAGTGAAATACTGTTCAGCGTGCGAAGCGGGAAGCCGTCCGCGTCCTCGGCCCAAGAATCGCCACCAGGGGCAGTCTTAAAGCCGAAAGAGCTTTGCGAAACGTCGCCCCGCTCCATAGCCGTAGCCAGGTCACGCGCATAAGTCGTGTCCGGCATATCGACTTCGTAATGAAGACCCGTGGAGTCCTCGGAGAGTCGAAGCGTGTTGCTTCGGTTCCGGCCGAGAATCAGGTTCGGGTCATGATTGAAGAGGGCGCGAATGTCATCCCGCCCGATGCTTTCCGAGGTCGACCCCTGGGCGACCAGCTCACGGAAGCCGCCGAGGTTCTGAGAACGTGCGTCCCACTTCAGGGCGTAGCCGTAGAAGTTGAACGAACTACCCTCGGAACGAACCTCGAATTCGGTAGGGACCGCCCTACGCTCCATTTGCATTGTTGTTCCCCTGATCCGTTGCGTTCGGGTCCTGTTGTGCGTTCGGGGCCGCGTTCGGATCAACCGGGGAATTCGGGTCCTGCGGGTTCTGCGGGGGCACCGGGGGAGGGGTGCCGGCCTGAGCCGACTTCTTATCCTCTTCGCCGACAACGCCGAGATTCAGCGGCCTGTAATACCGCTGCCCGAGCTTCTTCGGAAGCGGGCCGAGGTCTTCCATTTCCCGCACTTCATCCGCGTTCAGGAAGCCGTTAGAGAGACCCATCTGATACGACTCGTAACGGTCCTTCGTCTTCGCTCGAAGTCGAGCGTCGACGTTAAAGCGGATGTACTGAAGGCCAGGAAGAAGGAACGTGCTAACCGCTTGCTCGATGCGCACAATCCACGGCATGAGCGTTTGGTCTACGAAGAACTTGTTCTGTTCCTCGATACCGGTTCCCCAGGTCGAGCTAACCGAGGAGTCGACCAGGTACGCGGGCACGCGATACAGAAGGGCAATCTCGGCCTTCTGGAATCGGCGCGTCTCCAAGAACTGAGCCTGTTCCGGGGTAAGCGTGATCGGCTTAAAGGTCGCGCCACCGGTGAGAACACCGACCGAATGACTGTTCTTCACTCCCGCATGGGTCTTCCGGAACATGTCGCGAAGAAGCTTCGCTTCGTCCGGCCGAGGGGCCCCGGGATGCTCGATGACACCGGCCATGGTGGTTCCCTGTTCGAAGAACCTCGACCCGAATTCCTCGGCCGTAAGGCCCAGGCCGATAGCCTCTCGGGCGTTGTCCAGAGGGGACAGGCCGCGGCTCTTACCGGGGATCGTGAAGGCAGGGATATGCAGAATCTGCGACCGGTCGAAAAGGCCCTGAACGTCGCCGCGTTCATCAGAGACCTGATACTTGTTGTCTCCTAGCGGACCGTCCATGATTGTCACGTAAGAGGGGTGGAGGCAGTAAAGGGCCTGAACCTCGCCCTTGTCATTCCGCATGGTGTAGAGGAATGCGTTACCGTCAGACATGAGGCTGACGACCACGCGGAACCAAAACTCGTAAGAGGTCTGATACGGGTTCGGTTGCTTCACCCATCGGGGCGACCGGTCGAAGTATTCCTTACGGCCGCTAATCGTCGTGTAGTGGTCGACAGGGAGCGATGCGACAGCATCGCCAATGAGAGACTGACAGGCGTATACCGCCACCATCTGAAGACTGTTCCGGCGATTCACCTTCCGGCCTGAAGCCGTGCGAATGCCGGGCGACTCTACGTCGCGTTCCCAATCGGAAGCCAGGCCAGACAGGGCCGCGCGGACTTCATGTCCGAGGCGTGTAAACAGGCTCACGACCGCTTACCCCCGTCCGTGGCGTAACCGATAAGCCCGAGGCACACGGCCACCGCGAGGTGCCCAAGAGGGCGCGCAACGTCATAGGCCGAAGCGGCGAGAAAGCCGAGACTGCCAACCTGAAAGACGTTCGGGACAAAGGAAGACGCGACAGAACGGAGGGAGCGGCCCAGGTTGGGCCGATCCATTTGTCTCCTAATCGTCGTCGGGGAAGAAGTACGCTTCCCGTTCCTCCTGCCTGGTGGCAGGAGTAAGAAGAGCCTCTAGTTCGGCGTCCGAATACTCTTCGTTGAAGTTGAAGAAGGTCACATGCGCTTCTTCATCTGCCGGAAGTGCAGTCAGGAAGAACGCGTTAGCGAGAGCGGCAATGCCGTCGATCTTCTCGCCCGACTTCGCCTTAGAAGGCTTCACCAAACCGTCTCCGGTAACGTCAAGCTCGACGTTATCCGCCATCCAACGAAGCACCGGGTGACCGCCGTGGTGCAGCCCACGGGCCGCTAGAGCCGACTCGATCGCCTTACATGGGTCATTGAGCCTGGCCGCCGATTGCGGCACCTTCACGGCCGACAGGCCGTGTTCTTCAAGCTCGTTGACAAGCTGAGTCGCGTTCCACGGGTCATAGCCGAAGAACCGAATCCGGAAGTCCTCGGCGTCCTTCGCAATGTGCCGGAAGATTGCCTTGAAGTCCGTGGTCGGACCCTCGGTCACAGTAAGGAAGCCTTCTCGCTCCCATACCTCGAAGTGGCTCTTCATGTTCGACCGCTTCTCAATTGCCGGCCGAGGCACCCAGAAATGCGGAAGGACTGTCCAGCCTTCGGCGTCCGGGTCCGTAGGGCTACCGGGGAAGAGCAGAAGCCACGCGTTGAAGTCGCCCGTTGCGGCCAGGTCGATACCGCCGACACAGGTACGGCCCTTCAGCCGGTCCCGGTCGACCTTCGGTGAACCGTTCTCGTCCCATAGGTGCATGTCGAGCCACCTGTTCGCCTGAGACACCCACTGATTCAGGCGGAAGACTCGGAAGCTGTTCTGAGCCGTAGGCTTCTCGGCCGCTTCCATGGCTTCGGCCCGCAGGTTGTTGATGTTCAGGAAGGAACCGAGGGCGGGATTCGCGAGATACCAACCCGTCCCCTTCGGGATCTCGGCCGAGGGCGGTTTGCCTTCGTCCTTCCAATCCCAGTCATCGGGAACGTTGCGCGCGAAAACGAAACGTGCGGGATCTAGGTTCTGATCCTCGCGAACACGAAGCGAGTGTTCGTGTTCCTCAAGAGCGAAGGCCGCGGTTCGATATGCGGCGGTGGTCGCAGCAATCATGATCGGCTGTCGACGGGTACCGAAGCCCTGTCGCATGGAATCCCAGAGGTGCCGGTCTTTCTGCGTCAGTACCTCATCAAACAGAACCATTGAAGGGTTCGTGCCGAGGGCACCCGCAGCGTCACCGGGCAAGACCTGATAGAAGCTGTTCGTCTTCCGGTCAATGATGCGTTTCTTCGAGTCGATGATTTCGAGTCGACTGTTCAGAATCGGATTCAGCTCGACCATGCGCTTAGCCGTGTTGTAGACCAAACCTGCCTGGTCGCGGTCAACGGCTACCGAATAGACCTCGGCGGATTCTTCACCGTCGCCCACCAGGCCGAGGAGAGCGAAGGCCGAGAGAAGTTCGCTCTTCCCGTTCTTACGGGCCATCTCCAGCCACGCAATACGGTACTGACGAACGTATTCCTCGTACTGGTCATCCCACATCATCGTTCCGAAGAGCGGCCGAACGATCTCGTTCTTCTGCCAGTCGTCGAGAATGAAGGGGGCGCCCGCATGGCGCCCCTTCGTGTGGACAATCAGCTTTTCAATGAAGTTGATTGCGTGCGTTGCGCGCTTCTCGTCGTACTGAAAGAAGCCTTCACGCGGATCGATCGGCCCGAAGGGAGAGCGGATAATGTCGCTCACGCTCGCCCCCTCGTTTCCCGGTCTTTGCATCGGAGATAGACCGGTTACCGAACGGGATCACTCACACGCGATTGCCCTTCGAGGAATTGCAGCCGAAGTGTGCGGCCTGGCAATTGCTCTCGACGTGCCCCGGAGTACCGGGGCCGTGCGACAGGGGAACAATGTGGTCGAGTGACTTACTGAGTGGCTTCGGGAACCGAATCACTCGGTCGATAGGTTCGCCGCAAAGCTGACAGACCCAACCGTCACGGTTGAAGACCTTCGCTCGACTCACCTTCGAGTAAGGAACACCCCACTCTTCACAACGTCGCTTAACGGCGTACTCACGCCGAGAAAGCCAGCCTTCCGGCCGTCGCCTACGGCGCTTCTTCGGGGGCATTGCTCCTGCTAGATGTAAGTCGGATAGAGCCTGACACTGTCCGAGGTGACCTCGGAAACCGTGGTGGTCCCCGAGAAGTAAAGGGTTCGATCCGGGAAGACACGGCCAGGGTTCACAGCCGCGTAAAGCGCAAGCTTCGCGTTCAGGTAGGCCGTAGCGACCGCGTCAAGCTCGGGCGTTCGCTCGACGCCCTCGGAGAGAGTGAACGTCTCGTTAAGAATGTCCTCGGCGAAGGTGTACCGATAGGCACGGTCAGAAGTGGTGACCTGAGTCAAGACGAACCCCGTTCAGAGAAGACGTGTAAACGTATTGGGCGCGCTACGGGATTCGAACCCGCGTTGCCTCCGGAAGGGAGGAGTTCTAGGCCGCTGAACTAAGCGCGCGTTCCCTCCATCCCCTGATCAGGGGGAGTTTCAGGAACAGGGGAGCTACCCCACTTCATTACCGAGCCGGGGCACCAGTGCCCCGCCCGAAACCTTTGCTAGTGACGAACGCGTTCACAGCAGCGTTCAGAGAATCGCCCTGGGCGTTCGCCAGGACACCGACGAAGCGACCGAAGGTCACCACTTCGTGAGCGTCGCCGCGGGTGCGATTCACGGTCACCACGTACGGCCATTCGTCGCCGTCGGGGTTGTTCTTGTCGAGCCATTCGAGGACGAAGGCCCGAGTCTCAGGGCCGCCGCCCTGGTCGTGCTCAGGGGCCCAGGTCTCGAACAGGCGGAGATCAATCGTCTTCGTGTCTCCAAAGCCCTGATCTAGCACCACGCGCAGCGTGTCGCCGTCCTTCGCCTTCAGAACCCGCGCTCTTCGATCCCACACACCTAACCCCTTGCTGTAAAAGACCGTGGGGGAGCCACCCAGGGACCGCGACCGCCCTTCGCTGGTCTACCTGGGGGCTCAACCCCTAGGCCCCCGAGAAGGGGCCTGAGTGCCCCGCTTAGCTCAGGAGAGAGAGAACCTGAGCGTCGGGACCGTCCTCGATTTTCGAGGGCACTGAAAGCCGCGTACGGTCGCTAGGCGACAAGCCGAAGCGGCTACCAAACTTCAACATCAGATCAGCGGCATCCCGCATCACCTGAGCGGCTGGATTCTTGACCAATCCGCCGTCTCTGCCGGCCACAAGAGGGCCGTATTCGCGCATTGCAGCCCGAGCCTGGTCGAAGGTTGCCCAGGCTTCGCAGTAGGCCACCAGATAAGCCCTGTCGACCTTCGTAAGCAGGCCCAGGGCGTCAAGCTCGGGGACGACACGGCCCCATTCGGCCAACGCTTCGCCCTGAAGATCAGCGGGGGGCCTAGGGGCGCCCCGAGTAGGCTCCGGTTCGGCACCAGAAAGCTTCTTCTTCGAGGGATTGCCCTTCAGCTCGACAAGCTTCGAGGGCATAGGCGGCGGTCCGGCCATGTCGTCAACCTCTTTCGGTTCGGAATCCCCTTCTCTGGGAAACAAATCTGTTTGGCGTGCGGAGTGATCCGCACGGATACGGGCCTAGGCGGTTGCATGCTCCGTCATCCGGCCAGGGCCGGAATCCCACGAACTCAGGCGAACCCCCGCGCGCTCATTCCGAGGGAAGGCGGCGGGTGCGGGGAAGGATCTTAAAAAAGTTTCAGATCCCCCTTCCCCAAATAATCCTGAGAATCTGAGCCAGATTGGCTTGACATTGCTTGATCTGGTGTGTTCTCGGGA